GGACGTACAAGAGACACATCCCACTTGGGGATCTCACCAGCCCACAGGAGTGCTAACAATTGTCTGAATGCTTTAGCCCAACCTTCTTTACTGTCCTTAACCACAATGGTAGTATCACTGTCGAACAGTTGAGGGATTTCGGGAAGTTTGCTGATGAACTGCCTCTCGACACTGAAGCCGACACCAGTACCACAGAGAAGGATAAACATAGCCTCATCGAAGGATTTAGGATCATCTACGGGTAGATAACTACAGTTGTATCCAGCAGTGTTATCACGTTCTAATGCAGGGCCAGCAGTCATCATAGCTCTCATGGATGGCATAACCTCTAGCCCAAGTATAGCTTGCTCAAGTTCGTACTTGAGTTCTGACGGTACGTTATCAGAAATAACATTTGCTGAATAACGTGTTACTGTATCGTCCCATGTCTCACGTCCATACCCATCGAAGTATTTTGCGTACCGTGATTTGTGTATAAATGACTGATAGTCAGTCGGTAAATAATTACTCATGTTCTGTTTCCTCTCAACGCAAAAAATAACCCACCTAGCCACAACATAACATGGAAGTGATCATACCACAACACATCCCAAAGACTTTCTGGTTGTGCAATCCATATAACACCTGTCATTATGCAGCCAATTGTAAAGCCACTAAACCTAGTCAGTAAATCACCAGCTTCTGTGATCCAATCTTTAAACCCTTCAATATGTGCTAGTCCACCAAAAGCTAAACCGATAGCTGCACCTAATTCTCCCCATGCAACAAACCACCAAACCAGATATGGAAGACCATACACTGCGGCTACTTCTGGGTCAACAGGTATCTTGTCCATTCCCTGTTGTGCAAACACAATGATCAGAGGGATACGTAGTAGCCAGTGACTAAAACAAAAGTCAGGTATTCTATTAATCAAACTCATCTTTTGTCACCCGATCCTGAAAGTGTACCTTTCTCTTGACGTTGGCGTAGCTTATCAAGGTTAGCTTGTGCTACATCTTCCATCTTTAATCCCAAGTCTTTGCAGATAGCTGCAATGTACCATAGGCAATCTCCTATCTCTGAACCGATAGCTTCTTTGTCAAGTTTACCATCACGTACAATCTTCTTTACTTTGTTTGCTACCTCACCAGCTTCACCTGCAAGTCCTAGTGTAGGATACAGTACCTGTACAGATGCGGGATATATTGCTGTTTTGGCAGCTTGTGTTTGATACTCATTCATATTCATGTGTCATTCCTCTGTTATTATCTTCATTGATTTCACATCCATACCATCTACATCATGGATTAGGTTACGTATTGTTTCGTCTATCTCTTCAACCACCATGCCATCTACAGGAATGGGGTAATCCTCTTCGTCTAATTCAATTGTTAAAAAAATCTTGGCTCTCATCTGTAAGATCCTCTATTAATGAATCCAGATACCATCTGGCTTTCTTCAAATCCTCTAGGCCATTCTTGTAACGATACCGCCAGAGATACTTCATAATATTACCTTGTAAATAGTATTGGAAACCATCTCCAGTAGCTGCACGAATGGCATCTATGCATTCAATACCAGCTTGATTGTAATGTGGTGGGTTGTTTACGATGTCTGCCATTCGTTTGCTCCTTTCAAAAATTTACTTTGATCACATTGTCTTCTTGTTTTGTGATCGTTGGTTTCTTTTTCTTATCTTCTTCTAACATATTTTGTGTTTGGTTGTAAAGCATTTCCCTAAACTTTTCGTCATCTTCCATCAAGGGTACTGCCGCACATAGCATAGAGCCAAGCTGCATTATACTCATATAATCATCATCAGATAAATCGTTATCTTCTGAAGCCACAATGCCAACCAGCAACTCTCCTGTCCACTCTCCTTTGGGGTCTAAGAAAGGTGATAGCCTTACCATTACGTCATTATCATCGAACTCCTTAAATATCGTAGCCATGCTAACTCCTTTTTATTTTCTTCAAAGGGAACTGGATAAAATCTGGGTGCATATTCTTACCTTTCTCCTTCAACCACTCTTGTGGTATCACACGATCACTGTACATAAACTTATTCTTTTCACACCACAATGCATAGGTAGACTTAGCACCCTTACTTAGCTTGCGTCTGCTGCTCTCAAATACGAAACGTATATCCAACTTAGGATGTTGTTTCTTGATACAGATATGTTTACGTCGATCTGCGGCAGTGAACCTACCCTTAACCTCAACGATTATACCGTTAGGTAATATGAAGTCAGGGGTATAGGTACGGTACATGAGGTCTTCCCATTCTATCTTGAGATACTCATACTTTATAGGTATGTTATTCTCTCGTAGAAATTCTTTGACCTTTATCTCAAGACCACTCCTATACCCCTGCTTTAGTGCAGCTTTAAATTGCTTATGATTCACTAGAACTTCCAATGAAAGTCTAGTGGTATTCCAAAGGATGTAGGTTGTGTAATACCTAATTCCTTTAGCTCCTGCTTAACAGCATCATCTGCTTCTTTACGAGCTTGCATAGCTGCACGTAGCCCTGCGTACTTAGCTTCACGTAGGGCTTTCTTCTTTGCTGCAATCTCACGTTCCATTTCTGCAATGTGTTCTTGCATCTCTTTTATTTCAGCATCTCCAATCATACNTCACTCCTTTCTACATATTGCATAATTGGCGGCTCCTTTGCTTGCGATACCTTGGATGGTATCTCTTGCAGTGAAGGCCAACACTCCTGACGGAAGTCGCAGAACTTGCAACCTTCATCAAGTATATAGTTTCCCGTTGCTTTCCCCCGAAACAATTCGGGTACAGGGGAAAAGCACCGTTGGAAACTATTGTCATTAACAGTCTCCACGGTATCTTGTATCTTACGCAGTTGCTTGTGCATGTCAATCTCTGATTTAACATACTTGAACTGCCCGTTGGCTTTGTTTATAACCCACCAACCACCAGCTTTATACCCAGATGCTTGGGCATAACCAGCAAGTTGACTTACATAACCAAACGAATCCTTTGATGCCAAAGACTCGTATGATTTAAACTTGTTTCTGTAACTCCAATCAGATGCAGACTTTACGTCATCGACAGAATTTTCAATAATAAGATCATAGCTACCATTGACAGAGCTATTATCTCTATCTCCAACCTGTAAAGTAACGTGATCAGTGTCTTGAAACTGTACTCCTGCTTCCGTGAGAATACCTTTAAAAACCGCCTCAACTATATCTCCTATCATCATGTTCATTACAAACGTTGTGGGTCTTGGTAATGCCTTCTCAGGCTGGTTCTTTTCAAACCAAAGCTGACAAGCAGGACGCCCAATGTTGGACATCCTTAACTTAAACTTGTCACGTTTATTACCAGAGCCAAACTGTCTCTTCAATGCATCAGCAACTTCAGTGGCGACACGTTCAATAGTTTCGTCAGACATTTGTGACTTACCATTGGCAGCATCCTGAAGGTACTGATGTATTGCTAGTTCAGCAGGATGCTCCATTACGCAAACTCGTCCATGTCTGCATCAATGATGTTATCCACATCATCGAATGGAATATCCTCGTGCTTGTTGGCGTTTTCATCCCAAGCATTTACGATGTACTCATTGTAGTTTGCGATCCAAGCAAGGAAGTTTGTAAGAGTTTCCTGTGCCTCTGCATCAAGATCCAATGAGGTTGTTACATCCAACTCCAAGTCTGGAAGGAAGAAGCTATTGCCATTCGGCAAGCTGCGTTCCTGTGTACTAGACTTGATAGTGTGCATTGGTGGTAGCCTACGCATCTTTCCAAGTTTGGTGAAGATACCGCCAGCCATTTTAAATGCATCACGGTTTTCAATCTCCCAGATGAATGGTGTATCTGTCAGGTCTTGTGTGACAGGATTACCGTTGGCATCTACAGGATTGACCAGTGATACTGTGCCAAACATTACACGTACACGTTTGATCTGTCGGATAAGTTCTTGTGTCTTCTGAGGCAATGCCTTGAAGTCTTCGATCCAACCTGCAGGTTTACCACAGTTGAACCCACCATCGTTGTCCTTGAGATCAGTGCTCAAGTTGTCAGCCATAACGGTCTTGACATAACGATTGGGTGTTGAATTGTTACCCATGATGAATCGTTTGTACATAAACCGTTGCATGTATGGACGGATGACTGCAGACTCTGCGTAATACGTTGGACCATCAGGAATCTCCAACTTGTATGTACCACCAGAGACTACCTCTAGCTTTACCTTCTTACCATTTACATCTTGCTCACCCATAATGGCTGAGTGATTGATGCGTAAACGTGCCAGCGTTGAGCTATCACGGGAAGGTTTATTGTCAGCAGACATACCCATTGTTGCTGCCATTTGGCTGTAGTTTGATGTGTCAAATGTTTCTACTAGTGTCATGTGTTTCTCCTTTTCGTTTTAACAGAGCTATAGTTATATCAGGCTACGTCCTTTGTGTCAAGCCAATTCGGACCGATTTTTGCTTCTAACAGCAACGGAACATTGAAGTCCAAGTCCCATCGTTTGTTGACCAGTGACGTAAGTACTTCATTAGTACGGCTAATGATCCGTAATACTTTCTCCTTCTCATTGGGGTGTACGTCAATCACAATACTGTCGTGCACTGTGTTGACGATACAACTGTTAAGTTTATTTACCTCTAACATCTTATCAATGTATATCAGAGATATGGGTACAATGTCAGCAGTAGCAAACGATTGTACAGGATAATTTTTTATCTGTGTGAAATATGTCACACTCCCATTACGTCTACGTTGTACGTCAGGGAATGCGAACTCACGACCAGATGGTGTAGTGATCTTGCCTGTGCTCAATGCCTCACTTGCTAGTGAGGTATGCCACCTAGCAATGCCACTGTATTTCTTTGTGAACTGCTGGTAGTACTCAGCTTCTGCCTGTGTCCTACCGAATCCACTTGCCCCGTACAAAGGGGCGAATGTGTGTGCCTTGGCTTCCTGTCTGGACATGTGCTGACCAGCGTCACTGATAACCTTGGCGGTGTATGAGTGTACGTCAAAGCCTGTAGTCACTTCGTCAATGGCAGTCCTGTCCTGTGATAGGAATGCAGCCACACGAAACTCAAGCTGGGCAAAGTCAGCTTCCATCACGTGACCGCCATCCCAACGGGATTTGAATACACGTTTGACAGGGAACGTACCACCACGTGGCATGTTCTGCATGTTGGGGTCTGCCCCTGAAAGTCTGCCAGTGCCTGTGCGATGTTGCAACAGTCTGACATGAAGTTTACCATCCTGCTTGACGTGGGTTGAAATACCCTCTACAAAACTAGAGAGGTAGGTTTCCACGGCAGATAGCCTACGAACATTGGATAGGAACTGTTCTGCCTCTGTGTTACCTTTGCTACGGGCTACACCCTCAAGGTATACGAGATTGTCCTTGCTAGTGCTAAAGCCATTGGCACTTACCCACTTACTGTTTGGNGCGGTAAACTTTAGCCCTGCCCTGTCGGGGGTATCCAGAAACAAAAAGCCAGTGGCGTTGCAATCATTACATCTATTGGTTTTTGCATACGGTGTACCATCTTTCCTTACTTTTCGTATATATGCATTACCTTTGCAGGTATTGCATTGCTTTGCCTTCTGCTTGTACAAGACATCACTACTGTTACGTACCTGATACTTGTAGTCCTGATCGTCCATGTAGTCGTCAAACAAATCAGCCCAAAACTTTTTGTCCTTGGGTTTGCGGCTGTAGATAACCCAAGACAATTGCTCTGGGCTATTGAGATTGATAGGTGTGTCACCCATTAGTGTACGTACCTGTGCAGCAAGGCTGGCTATGAGAGTGTCACGTTCTTGTGTAAACTCTTGCCTAACTTCCTCAAGTACAGACATGTCAACGGCAAAGCCACGTTGGTATATACGTGCAAGGTGTACAGCAAGCTGATTGGTTAGTCGTGCTGTTCCTTCCAGTGTACTACATGCCTCGTACTTCGTCGCCAAACGTACATACAATTGCTGCGTTGCTGCAAGGTCAGCAGACAGGTAGTCTGATAACTCTGCATGTGGCATATCACGAACTTGCTTACCAGCCTTCAGCCATTCCTTCATGGTGTCCTGTTTCTTGGTGTCAAGTTCGTAACGTTCTGCACATGCCTCAAGGGACAGTGGTTCTTTCTGCCCACGTTGCAGTATGTATTCGCCTAGCATGGTGTCGAAGATAGGGCCGTTGTATGTGAACCCAGACTCCCACAACCATACGAGATCGTGTGCGGCATTGTGCATGATAAGCAGAGGAGCACAGTCAAGAAGGTCTTGTACTATCTGTGCTCCCCTGTCGGTGGGTGGATGCTCTGCGTGATCAAATGTCACTATAGCTTCGTTGCCAAGATCATCTAGCATACCCACCATGACTAATGTATTACCAGACTCGAATGGATCAAGGTGTAGCTTGCCATCCCGTTTGGTCACAGTGTTTTCTACGTCGAGTGTTAAGTGTTTCATTCTTCTAGTGTTACCTCATTTGCATACAACCTGTCAAGGTGTTCGTAAAATTCTTTGTCATTACCATAGATTTCCATTGCTTCTACTGCTTCTTTCACTGTCAGATTGTTACGTTTCATTGCTGAATGTAATATAATCTCTTCTGTCATAGTAGCTGTATTCATCTGTCGTTTCTCCTTTGCCCTTTGTCGTTCTTGTTCTGTGAAAGGTCTTACGGTCATTTGCTAACACCCCTTAGTAGGGCATCCCATGATACAGGAAACTTTTCACTCATTGCAGTACTGATTTGATTTGCAACCTCTCGTGTCTCTGCTTGTGTGTCAGAAGCACATCTGAGTTTACACATATCAGCAAAGGCATCAAGGCTACCAGACCAGTACCATTCAGTCATGGTAGACTGAGGTAATATCATACGTGCTTGTTCTGGGCAGACACCTGCCGTAATCATGTCACGGTATAGGTCGAGGCTGTACATCTGATGCTTGATGGCCCCGTCATTGACTGACTGCTCATTGAAGCCCTGCATACGCAGAAACTCTACAGGAGTGTTTGAAGACCCCTGTTTCTTGTCAACACTACGTCCACGCCACACATCAGGCACATAGAACTCAGGCTCTCCATCCACATACCTACGGCTGATCTCGTTCCAACGCAGAAACTTATGCTTCACAAGTTGACGTGCCACAAAGATCGGAGCCTTGACATGGAAGCTGGCGAAGCAATGCCCGAATGGTGACATGTGTTTGTGTTTTGCAAGATAGTATATGAGCTTTTTATCTTTGTCCTCAAGTTGCCACTTGCCTATCACATGATCCACACAGACCATGCCAGATCGTTTACCGAATGATACACGGGCTGCGTTTACTACTGTAATGTCACCACCCATGTGATCTAAGCTAGTTACTTTTATCATACAACGTACCTCGCAGTTTTGTATTCCAGATTACAGTGCACGATACCATGCCACCCAGATAGTTTGTTCTTGACCACATTGATGTGGCGTTGAATATCTTCTTCTTCCTGACCCTCGACTGTAGGGTTCTTGGAAATCATAATCATCAGATCAGCTTCTGCTGCCTTACCTGTACGTGAGCCTTCCATCATGGCTTGGTTGAGTACAACCTTACCCTCTGCTTCTGCTGATAGCTGAGACATGTAGAAGATGGCACACTCTTGCTGCTTGGCGATCTGCCTAGCATGTACAGCATTAGCCTTCAGTGCTTCGTCAGGTCTGGCAAAGCCACCCGTCCTAGCAAACTTGTCACCCATGTCTAGGATCACAATGTCAGGCTTGTAGGATTTACATACAGACTCTACCCAATTCATGTCACGTCCTGTAGCATCTTTGAACATAACCTTGCTACGGATACGATCAAATACATCAGCAGCCGTTATCCTGTTCTTACTGATCTGGAACTTGTCCATACCAGTAGCAGCCGTGATGTACCTGTGTGCAACTCGGTGGTATCCTTCTTCGTTACACAAGACAACACACTTTGCACCCTGCCATGCAAAACCATCAGGGCCAGCCACGAGAGAGGCATGGAATGATGTCTTGCCTGTGTTTGGTCTTGCACCTACCTCAATCAGGTGTCCTGCATTGATGCCTTCTACCTTGCGTACAAGGGTAGGTATGTTGAATGTCCATTGTGACTCAAGGTCAGTCATAGCAAGTATTGTATCCAGACTTGTGTCTTCCCAATCAACTTTCAAATTGGGAGTAAAGTCATCTCCATACTGCTCTATCAGATTACGTAATGGTTCAAGACTAGACTTGTCACCGTTCACATAATCAAAGCCAAGGTTGGCGATGTCCTCACCCACCACCTGTTGGAACAGTTTGGATAGCACTTCCTGTGCTACGTCACTACCCATTGGTGCCTCACGTTTGATCTGCATAAACAGATGTGAGTACGCCTGTTTCTGTGCAGTAGTAAGTGTAGGATTGTTAGCCATGAACAAGGCTTCAATCTCATCTGGTGTTACGGTACGTTCGTAACGATCCATAGCAGTGTCAATGGACTGCTTGATCTTACGTACATCTTTGCTGAATAGTCTGTCAGGGCAACGAGCACCACGATGATCATCGT